TACGATAATCAGATAAAGAATAGAAATTTTTTATCACCTACTGGGTTTAAGTTTGTTTTAAACCGAGCACCTAAGGTTTCGTTCTTTGGTAATGAAGCTAATATTCCTGATTTGAATTTAGGTGTTGCTGAACAACCTACTTACTTGAAAGATATTCCATTACCTGGTGATAAGGTTACTTTTGGTGATTTTAATTTACGTTTTCTTGTTGATGAAAATTTAGAAAATTATAATGAGATCTCTAATTGGATAAGATCAGTTGGTTATGCCGAAACTCTACAAGATGCTTTTGATTTTCAAAATGCAAATGCAGACTTAGAGCAGCCCGATAAATCTCAGTTGAACTTTTATTCTGATGGTACACTCCAGATTTTAACAAGTTCAGAAAATCCTAACTTTAAAATTGTATTCCAAAATTTATTTCCTACAACATTATCAACCCTAACTTTTGATGCAACTGATGAGGATATAAACTACTTTACAGCAGACGTATCTTTCAAGTATACTATATTTAATATCACTGATTTATCTGGCAATAAACTATGAGCGTAACTCTTGATTCTATTCAAGAGATGTGGGAAAAAGACGCAAAGATCGATAGAGATAATCTACATGAAGAATCTTTGAACATCCCCTCTCTACATGCAAAGTATTTTGAACTTTATAATACAATCTTCCTTTTAAGAAAGAAAGCAGAACAACAAAGAAAGAATATCCGTCATGAACGGTATGAATACTTTAGTGGGAAAGCAGACCCAGAAGTATATCAGAAAGATCCTTTTGGAAAAAAGATAAGAGATAAAGATACCATGCAGAAATACTTGGATGCGGATGAGAAACTGTCCACTAGTTGCCTAAAAATAGATTATTATGATACAATGTTAGTATACTTGGAAAGTATTCTTAAAGTTATACAGAACCGAACATTTCAAATTAAGAATGCAATTGAGTTTATGAGATTTAATTCAGGATTAGGATGATTTTTAATAAAAATAATAAAGAAGATATTATCATAGTTGATAATTTTTTAGATACTTCAGAATTTGAAAGATTAAAATCTTTCATATTACCAGTTCAATCTAATCTTTCTGCATTTCCATTATATTTTAATACGAAGGTAAATACTATGGGATTAGATTCTGATTGGAGTTGTTATTATACTCATTTAATATATCAAGATTATCAAATTCAAAGTGCGGCATTTTTTAATATAATACAAGAGATTTTTTTACCAAAAATGATAAATGGATATAATTTTAAAACACTTATAAGATGTAAATTAAATCATTTTCACCATACAGAAACATTAAAAGAATTTGATCCCCATTATGATGGTTTTGATTTTCCTCATAAAGGAGCAATTTTTTCTTTAAATACTTGTGATGGATTTACAAGAATTGGTGATAAAGAAATATATGATATTAATGATCCTAAGATTTCTTCTAAAACTAAAAAAATTGAAAGTGTAGAAAATAGAATGGTGTTTTTTAATTCGGCTCATTACCACAATTCAACATCTACAACTGATTCATCTGCAAGAATTAATATTAATTTCAATTTTCATTGACTTGACATAACTTCATAAATACCCATAGATGCATGGGTTAAGTGATTGACACAACGGCCAATGTTGTAATATCTAAGGCTAACGAAGTATTTTTAAAAATTAATTCTGAACCTCATATTGAGTATGAGTTAAGAGATTACTTTACCTTTGAGGTAGAGGGTGCAAAGTTTATGCCCCAATATCGTAATAGGAATTGGAATGGAGAGATCCATCTATTTGATTTAAGAACAAAAAAGATATATGTAGGACTGTTAGATAAAATAATTTCATTCTGTGAGAGGCACGATTACACCTATAAGTTTGAAGATAATGATTACTATGGTGCTCCCTTTGAAGTTAATGAGGGAATATCATATGCTGGTGTGAAAGATTATATGAGATCTATTTGCAGTCATCAACCAAGGAAATACCAAGTAGAGGGAGTATA